AGTGTGGTTGTTTAGTAATACTTGAAAGTATGTAAAATTTGTTTGAATATCCAATAGCTTGTTTCATAGTTTTTGTGTCGTTGGTTTAAATCGACATTCAAATATCGTTTTAACTATTTAAAAAACAAAAGAATTTTTATTTTTTTTTAATCTTTTTTAGACAATCTGCGATTTTAACTATTTAAAGCCTCATTTTAGGGCAAAAAAAAAGCCACACATTTATGCGTGGCCTCTCCAAACTATGAACCTAAACTAAAAAACCCTTATTTTGGACATTACAAATAAAATTATTGCGATTAATATAATTAAACCGAATAACCAGAGAGACCATGTCGCACTCTCCTTAACTACTTGCTTTGACTTCTGCTCGACTTTCTTTTGCTCAACCACTACTTGTTTCGTCTTAACCTCTTCGTGTCTCACAACGGCTAATTTGCGCTTGTGAATAATCTGTCTGGTTAACTTCTTTGGCGCAGACTGAATTTGCCCCATCGTATCGATGTGAACTTCAAAGTCAATAGTCTCCAATATAACAACAACAGACGAATCGTTGACAACCTCTGAGACCTTTGTTTCTGTCTCAATCTTAATCTCGCTCTTTGTCTCGGTCTCAACGCTTGTCGCTTGTTTCTTGACTCCACAACTGCTCAAAATTATTGCCAATATTAGTATGCTTAATCTCATTATATTTCTTTTTTCTTTTTTTTATTATTTCCTCTAATTGACTAATCTCTTTTTCTATGCTTTCTAAAATTTTATTCTTGCTCATCTTCAAAATTCAACCACTTCAATCTCTGGTCTATTAACTTAATTAACTCTGTTTGCCATTCAACCTTTTTGTTCGGGAAATATAGCAATGTATTCTCTTCTACCTCCCACAAAAACTCTTTTAAGAAATATAATTCCTTATAGATGTCCTCGTCTGCCATGTCTTCGATTTCCTCTTCAATTGGATTCTCTGGTTTCTTGCTCATTCTGCAAATATCGGAATTTTAACTGAAATTCCTCTCTTTTCGTCTAACAATGTAAACGCTTGCGCAGGCTTTTCGGGTTTGAATCCCGCCTTGTGTCCATAAGGAGACAAGCCAATTAATGACCCATTGACGCAGCAACTGGTTGTGGGATAGAATAATTGATGGAAATGGCCTAAACAAGTGAAATCCGCTTTTCTTTGCTCATCTTTTCTTAACAAATATTTAATCAAAGGAATCGTTAACCCGCCAATGCCGCCCCCATATTTGACCGCCTCGCCATGAAAGAATCTAATTGTTTTGCCCAGAACTTTGACATAGCAATCGTCCGACTCTGGCATGTGAAATGTCATTCGCTTTTCGTTTCTAAACAAATCTTTTAAATCCGAATACATCATGAACTCGTAATTGGTTGCCGAACTCGTTGAAATGTGCATCTTCTTTGTATTTCTGCCATGATTACCAACCGAACATGGTATGATAAAATTTACTTTGGTATTTTTTAATAAAAACTCAAATCCATTCATGATTAATTGCTTTGCCATTCGGATTGCCTGCAATGGCGAAAGGTTATTTGACTCAACCAATTCGTCATGAATGTAGCCAGATATAAAATCGCCACCCAACCAAACCACAACGTCTTTAATGTGAACGTCTTTGCTCTCTTTGTCTATTAACTTGACAATGTTCTGGAATATAGCAATCGAGCGTTTCTCTGCAATCTTCAAATTGTATTCATTAAATCCATTGACTTGCCCACGTCTCACATTCTCTTCAATGTGCCAGTCCGACAATGAAATGATTGGCGTTCCCATGTTTTTTGAGCCACTCGATTTCTCAAATTTGATTTCCAGAGTGTCGCTCTTTTCTTTGATAGCTAATAAATCGTCATAGGCCTGCTCGGTCGCTTCTAATTTACTCAGCAAATATTCGTTTTTCTTTTTAACGTCATTTAGTTGAGCCGCCAATGCTTTGTTTTTGCGGTCTTCTTGAATGACAACGCCAATGTCTTTTGCCTTTTCAATTGGTTGCTCAATCTTTGGCAATGGATTATCTCTAAAAAATGCTTTTATGCCTGCTCTAATTCCCTCCACTCCAGTTGTGCCAAGTTCTTTTGGGTAACTTTCCTTTAATAATTGCGCAAAATGAGTTTGATTTCGGCCAAGTTTCTCGAATGAATCGAGGTTAGCAACAATAAATTTTTCGTATTTCATGTCTTTAGGTTCTAATTTTGTGCAAATTAGCAATTATTTTAACAATAACAAATTAACCCAGTAACGTATGGAACTCTTTAAAATGTTTAATCCTATCTGCAAGGCCAATTGTGCCCCCATTGACACGCTTAGTAATTGATGTTACAACTATGTCTGTTGCTCCTTTGTCTGCAATTGCGTTCAATCCATTTTTATCCCAAAACCATGCTGCGGATGCCAATGGATATTTGGTTGCGACCAATTCTGGATTGGCCATTATGTCTTCGGGAACGCTTTTGTCAAACTCTAAATAATTAGCCTTGCCAGTTAATTGAATATATCCTCTGCCTAAATATTTAAACCCATCTTTGGACGCTTCATTTCCATTGCCCATTCTATTGGCGTAAACCTTTGACGCAATTCGCTCTGGTTGCCTTGCGTAATCTTTGGCAGACTCTAAAGTCGGAAAGTATTTTTTGAATGTTTTATTTAATCCCTCAGCCGAATAGTTTAAATTTTCTTTGACTGCTCTAAAATTGGCGGACTCATGGCCACACTGAGCCAAAAAATGCGAAAGCCTTAGCAATGTATTTACTTTGTAATTACTTTGAATGAATGGAATCTGAGCAATGACCGAGTCTGGGACATGCCCTTTCAGTTTTGCTAAATTCATTATTTACCCTCTTTGAAAAATTGTTTGAATAGACTTTTGCCAGTCATGTCTTTTAGGTTTTCGTCCAAAGACTTTAACTCTATGAACGCAATTAAGCCAGAAACAATCTTCATGACCTCAATAGTTGGCAAAAAATGTCTTTGAAAAATATGTCCTGCTAAGATTGCAAACATGTATCCCATTCCTTTGGTAATCGTTGGCCTCATTTTACGGCTTGTAATCGCTTCGCCTCTTTTATGAGCGGCAACCATACCAGTGATAAAATCAATTAGCACCAGAAAGCTAATTCCCATCAAAACCGAGAATGTCGGAGCAAAATAGGTAACTAAATAAATAATAATAACGTCTAAACTTCTAACAAACCAATTTCTCATAATAAACACTCATCTGCTAAATTGATTATTCTGGCCATGTCCTCAAATACTAAAGTTGCATTTGCAGGATTTAAGTTCGAATAATCGTCTTGTCCATAAACTTTCAAACTCCAAAACCCAGTTGGCAAATCCACATTCACAATAAATGAATAAAAATCGCATTCGACCGCAGTAAATACATCAATAAACTCATCACATCCATTATTCCTTGTAAATTGGAATAGATAAAAGCTATATGTCTCATCCAAAAACAAAACAACTTTAGTGTCAATGTTTGCGTCAATAACTACCATTGCGTGTCAATTATATCGTTGCAATCAAACATTATGATATGCCCCAGTTTTCTAAATTCTTAGTCTCATCGCAATTGTTGCACGATGCTTGGTCGTATAGCGGATTCAAATTTTCGTTTAGCTTTAGCCATTCAAACATTTCTCTCGCATAATTTTTAGCAATCTGTCTCCAGTAACTTGCTTGCTTTTCGTTAGTGTCAAAGTCAACAAATTCGCTCTCATCTGTAACCTTTCGCACAACGCTTTCCTTAGTAACTTGCACTGGATGGAAAAACAAAAAGTCTCCAAACGCATAGCAAACATGCACTTTTCTTAAATAGCACAATAATTCCTCATTTGCGATGCTTATATCTTCGTCTGTTATTTGTTGGCATAACTCATCGAATAAGTCTTGACAAAGCAATTGATTGATGTATGTTATTTGTGCGTTCTTAATGGCAATATCAATGTCCTCGCTCTCAACGTTTCTTGAAAGTGGAACGATGCCATAAAAATCTGTTTGTGTTATGAATTGACAACTGCAACAAGCCATTATTTTACTGGATTAATAGGTGTAACAACTGGCGAAGACATTGAAATTGCTATTAAAAATACACAGATTACATATATTAATCAATTGCTTTGTCAAGATTTATTCGATGAGTTGTGTGAGCAGATTGACACAAATACTTTGACTATCGCAAATGAGGAATTAATGTGCTATTTAAGAAAAGTGCATGTTTGCTATGCGTTTGGAGACTTAATGTTTTTCCATCCAGTGCAAGTTACAAAGGAAAGCGTTGTGCGAAAGGTTACAGATGAGAGCGAATTTATTGATTTTGACACCAACGAAAAGCAAGCAAATTATTGGAGACAGATTGGCAAAAACTATGCGAGAGAAATGTTTGAATGGCTAAAGCTAAACGAAAATTTGAATCCATTATACGACCAAGCATCGTGCAATAATTGCGATGAGACTAAAAATTTAGAAAACTGGGGAATATGCTAACAATATATCAAAATACAACGAGCGAAATAAGTATTTCATTGCCAAGCGTGCATGATTACTATTTATTTGTGTTTATTAAAGATGGTATAATTGAAAAAAGCATATACGAAACAATCCCATGCGATGACTTTTGTTTTGTTTTAATTGAAGACATTGAGTTGGGTATTTGGGATATTAATATTTTTGGACAAGCGAGTCCAACAAACTTAGACCCTGCATTGGCGACATTCCTTTATGACAATGACGTTGAGGTTAAAGTTAATTATAGTGATTATATAGTAACTCAGAAATGCGATTTTATCGTAACTGAGGACAATGATTATTTGATGACAGAGTGGTAGTCATTGACGCAAATATCGACACTAAAGTAACTCTATTTTTAGAGGAATCATTTAGCTTTTATCTATTCCAATTTACAAGGAATAATGGATGCGATGAGTTTATTGACGTATTCACTGCGGTCGAATGCGATTTTTATTCATTCATTGTGAATGTGGATTTGCCAACTGGGTTTTGGAGTTTGAAAGTTTATGGACAAAGCGATTATTCGAACTTGAATCCCGCAAATGCAACTTTAGTATTTGAGGACATGGCCAGAATAATTAATGCAGCAGATGAGTGTTTATTATGAGAAATTGGATTGTTAAAAGTTTAGACGTTATTATCATTTATTTAGTTACCTATTTCTCTCCG